AAGAACACAACATCGAAAGCGTTCGTACCAAAGCGGGGCTGTTTTATCGCAGCATCAGGCAGCGGTACTGGACGAACGATTGGGAGTCTATGGGCAAGTTTGTGGTAGAGCACAACGTGCCCGAGCTTCTGGAAAAACGTCTGCATCAGGGAAACACAAAAACTTTCCTTGAGCAGAACCCCGACTTGCTCCCACCGGGATTGAATGTGGATAGCGAATTTACCGTAACTGTGAGGAAAGCGTAATGACTGAAAATAAGTATGTAACGATTAACGATATTGCAGAACACTACACGGTGTCTATTTCTACCGTCCGTGCATGGATTCGTACCAACACAATTCCATATTTGCAGGTAGGCAAAACCTTCCGGTTCAAGTTGTCTGAAGTCGATGCTGCATTGCGTGATGTACGGACCAAGAAGATTGACGACGATGTGGAAGCACTTGTCGATAACCCAGACCAAGACATTTAAGGAGATAAAGAATGAGCGAACTTTCATTGTTCAAAGGTGGCGTCCCAGCATATCTGGTGGGGCTGGAAGATGACACGACCAACAATCTTGCTGGTGGTGAAGTTGGCATGCGTCGTATGTCGATCAAGGGCGGTGTGTTCCGCGAGATGATCGGTAGCAAGGAATATCGCGTTAGCGAAGAGCGGTCTATCGGCGTGGTCATTATCAAAGCCGCACCGACCAAAAACCGCACGTACTTCTCTGGTCCATACGTTGAGGGTGAAAACGCTTCACCTTCTTGCTGGTCGCATGACACCCAAGTGTCGGCTCCAGAAGTCCCGGCAGATCAGCGTCAGTCGGCTAAGTGCATGGACTGCCCCCAGAACATCAAGGGCTCTGGGCAGGGTGATAGCCGCGCTTGCCGATTCCAGCAACGGGTTGCCGTGCTGCTTGAGGGCGAGGTTCACAAGAAGGAAGTGTATCAATTGATCCTTCCCGCTACTTCTATCTTCGGTGATGGTGAGAAGGGCAAGCTGCCGCTGGAAGCATATGCGCGTCATCTGCGAGCCCACGGTACTCCAATTGCCGGGGTCATTACCGAGATGCGTTTTGATACGGCAAGCCCAACGCCGAAACTGACGTTCAAGCCAGTCCGTGCAGTTACGGAAGATGAGCTTGCAGTTGTTCGTGAGATGCGTACTTCCAAGGAAGCGGAAGAGGCTATCAAGTTGACGGTGAACCTTACGCCGAAGAAGCCAGCCGCTGCGTTGTTTGAACAGGAGCCGGAAGAAAAGCCAGCACCTAAGAAACTTGCTGCGCCGAAAGTGGAGAAGGCGGCTGTGGTTGAAGAGGAAGAAGACGAACCTGCACCTAAGAAGGTTGTCAGCAAGAAGCCCGATCCTGCGACTTCTAGTTTGGATTCCCTTGTGACTGGTTGGGATGACGAGTAACTGAGTTTGGGGTGATGGGGGTGTAGCTTATTTTGCTACGTATGTAGCATTTTTGAGTACGTGCCCCCATCGCTTCCTTTCTTTTACTTTCTCCTACCCTGACGCAATGCGGATATGCAAACACACGATTTCCTTTCCGCAGTTCTTGGGGGCACTGGGTACATATGCGTTTTTGGGGCGAACCCAGCAAAGAAACGTGTAATCCAGAAGCTATACGCCACCATTGAAGCTGCTTGTTCCGCAGCGGATAACCTGTGTCAAGAAGGCTTCGATGCCTACTTCGGGTTAGCCCGATTCCAAACAGATAAAAACAGGAGGGCTGACAATGCGCTAAGTCTTAAATCGTTCTTTCTTGACATTGACTGCGGCGCACACAAAGACGAAACCGAGGGTTACCCCGGTGGGCAGGGTGATGGGCTTGTTGCACTGCGTCAATTTTGTTCTACGGTGGGGCTTCCTAAGCCGACCATCATCAGTTCGGGGCGAGGGCTACACATATATTGGGTACTGTCATGCCCAATTCAGGTATCTGAGTGGGTTCCCGTTGCTGAACGGCTTAAAGATTTGTGTGGGATACATGGACTGGTTGCTGATCCTGCGGTTACTTCTGATACAGCGCGAGTGCTTCGTGTACCGGGGACATCCAATTTCAAGGATAGCCCACCGAGTTCGGTGCAGGTTATCGGGAAGGTTGCCGAGGAAGTAGAGTTTGCAGCGTTCCGAGATTTGCTTGGTGCTCCGAAAGGCGTACTGAAAAGCGTACCGTTGGCGGATTTGGAAGATGACATTGCATCAGCAATTCTTGGCAACTACAAGAACATCTTCAAGACCATCGTAATCAAGACGGCAGAAGGCCGGGGTTGTAACCAACTCAAGCAGATCATCGAGCAGCAGGACACCATCAGCGAACCAATGTGGCGTGGTGGGTTGTCGATCACGAAGTTTTGTGAAGACGGAGTAAAGGCTGCTCACCGCATTTCATATAAACATCCGGGGTACAGCCCGGACGACACGGCTAAGAAGTTAGATCAGATCAAGGGACCGTACACATGCGCTACCTTTGATAAGTTGAACCCCGGAGTATGTGCATCATGTATGCACATGAATCATGTGAAGAGCCCAATTGTGCTGGGCCGAGAAGTGCAGGAAGCCCCCGATGATGGCGAAGTTTACGTTGTTGAAGATGTGCCCGAAGCCGCACCGATTGCGGGGAAGCAAAAGTATGTAATACCGAAATACCCAGTGCCCTACTTCCGAGGAGTACACGGCGGGGTGTTCAAGCGGACCAAAGACAAGCAAGGTGACCCGCTAGAAATTCCGGTTTACCACAACGACTTATATGTTACCCGCCGACTGCACGACCCAGAAGTGGGGGAGGCGATGGTAGTTCGATTGCATTTACCGAAGGATGGTGTACGGGAATTCACCATACCTCTTGCAGCATCGTTAGCAAAAGATGAGTTCCGAAAATTTATGGCTATGAATGGTGTAGCCATGATGAAGATGGAAGAACTCATGACATACATAACCACATGGGTGAACAAATTGCAGAATGACACTAACGCAGATATTGCTAGGCGGCAGTTCGGGTGGACCGACGAGACTTGCTCCGCATTTGTTATCGGGGACAAGGAAATCCACGCCAACCGCATCGAGCACAACCCACCATCAAGTTCTACGCTTCGCATGTTTAGCATGTGCAAGTCGAAGGGATCGTTGGAGGAATGGAAGAAAGTTGCTGACTTTTATAACCGTACTGGTATGGAGATGTATCAGTACGTCATCGCGCTTTCTTTCGGTTCCCCGCTGGTCGCCCACAGTCCAGACGGCTCGGCTTTGTTCCACATGTTTAGCAAAGACCCCGGCCTCGGCAAGACAACGGCAATGCGAGTGGGTAGCAGTATCTGGGGACACCCGAATGAAATGATGTGCCAAGAGCGCGACACGGCTAACTCCAAGATGAACCGCGCTGAGATTTTCAAGAACGTCTTTTTAACAATGGACGAACTTACAAACATCTTGCCCAAGGATGCAAGCGATCTTGTCTACGGGTTGACGGGCGGCGCACAACGGAATCGGCTTAGTGTGGGCGGTAACGTCGAGCGGTTTCGGGGGGATCAGTGGCGGCTTAATGCTTGCAGCACGGGTAACACCAGCCTCATTAGCCGAATCATGATGTTCAAGGCTATGCCCAAAGCCGAAACCGTTCGCATAGTAGAAGCCCCAGTTACTGCGTACTCGTTTGATTCCAAGTCTGAGACTGATGCGTTCGGGCAGTTGTTGCTAAATAACTACGGCCATGCGTGTGTGCCATACATGCAGTTACTCATGCAGCGGGGGGATGAACCCAAGCAGTTGTTCTTTTCTATGCAAGAAAGAATTGACAAAGCCGCAGGGCTATTGCAGCCGCATAGGTTTTGGTCTGCTCAAGCGGCGTCTGCTCTGGCTGGGGCAGTGATTGCCAAGAAAGCGGGGCTCATTAACTACGACATCCCCGAGTTGTTCAAGTGGATTACGGGAGTGCTTATCCGTAACAAGACTGGCTATATCGAGAACAACACCAACGCAGAAGAAATCCTCACCACTTTCCTCGCAGAGAACTACAACAACATCCTTCGTATCAAGAGCACCGAGGATGCACGGTACGCAAACGACTCAGATATTTGCATCATTCCAGACAATGCACCCCGGTTCCAGTTTGTGGCTCGTTACGAATACGACATCAGGCGGCTGTACTTGATTCCGAAGGTGTTCCGTGAATGGTGCAGCAAACAACAGATTGCGTACACGGATGTTGTGGATGAGCTAAAGGGTGGGCGCACTAAGGCTCACATGAAGAAGCAACGGCTCGGTAAGGGCACACGTATGAACCTGCCACCGATGGATGTGCTTGTCTTGAACTGCTCGGACTTCCTGCTTGACCTAGACGAAGATGGCGCTTCGACCCCCCACTAGAAAACCAACGGGGGAAATAAACCCCGATGGAGTGCCAATCAATATCGTTTGGGCAGATTTGGTTGTGGGTGCATCTGTATTTGTACCTGCCATCAACATGACAAGGTTAACTGGGCAGATGCGCCACGCCGCAAAGGCTCGCGGTATGCAACTCAAATGTGTGGAGCGGATCGAGAACGGGAAACTGGGGATGCGCTTTTGGCGGATGCTGTGATATAGTTTCCTCGGGTGGTGCAACGCCACCCTTACGTTCTCTCCTCTCCTTTTACCCCCGGCGTTCTGCCGGGGGTCTTTTCATTCCTCGCCTTCCAACTCATCCCGAAGAGCCATCAACTCTTTCTGCGTTCCGGGGGCTAGGATGATTCCGTTTACAACCTTAGCATTGTTGAAAGCCCTGCGTGAGCGGGTGATGGTGTCGTTCAAGTTGCCAAGATCGGGGTGCTTCTCGTAAAGTTTTTGGAGTTTCTCGTAAGCCTCTGCAGCCCCTTCGTAGTCTCCCACCTTCGTGGCTATGTTTAGTTTTTGCAGTTGTTTGGAACGACCCTCTCCAACGGACTTCTCGATGCCCTTCAAGACAGCATTGATCTCAAGTTCTTTGGTGTATTCGGCGGGGGTGAAGCCCAGCATCTGTGCTCCGGCGTTCCATGCACTAACATCTCCCATAATGGGATCACCACGCAACGTGTTGGCTCCCTCGGTAGCGAAGCGGATACCCTTCATGATGTTAGCCAGAGCAACGGGGGACATGCTTTCAAGCCCACGTTCAACTTGCCCATCTTGAAGCTGCGAAATACCACGCTCCATTCTCGTAACCACGCCAATGAACGGGCCACCCAAAAGTTGAGCGAGGCTGTCAACCAAAGTTGAGGAGCCAGAAGAAACTGGAGATTCCTTAAAGATCAAGTTGCTCAACCCGATACGCTCGGCAACGGTCAACCCAGTAAGGCTATTTATCAAGCCCTTGTAAACTGTTTCACCTGTAGCCCCACGCACTACAGCGCCGAAATCTTCTTCGTCGTCTTCTTTGAACAGGTTGTAGATCATTGATACAACACCGAA